TGGATTCATTCTTCTATAAGCTGCAACTCCGGCAGAAGTCATTCCTGCTCCAGATTTAGTTGAGCGATAATATTTTTTATTTCTAGGTGGCATTCCACCATCTTTAAGACCTAGTAGTTCAGCTACATAGTCTCTCATATTACTTATCTATAAATAATACTACGTTTAATGCGCTTGTGTTTCCTCTAACACCAATACCGTCAATAATTCCTGTACCGTTTCTTGCAGCATATAAAACACCATCTTCTGGAAGATTTAATGTTTCAGTTTGGTTTGCACCAACTCTTACTGGAATATATACTTCTGTGTTTGTAGAAGAACTTACAGTTGTAGAATTTGCTAATCCATTAATGATAATAGATCCTGCTGATCCAGTTGATTGAACAGCATAGCCCCTTAATCTAGTTGGTCCTGTAAATAAAACTACAGTGCTTACATTACTTGGACATATGACCGGTTTAACATCTGACTTCATTTTTTCTCCTTATGTTAAGGAGCTCCGAAGAGCTCCTTAAAAATTAATTTATTATGCTACTTGTGAATATTCAATTATCCATCTAAATGAACCACGCGCACTTGGTGTAGTTGTATTAGTGATATTTAAATAAATAGTTCTAGCTGCAGAAGCATACAACGGACTTGCCGCTGGTGCTGCATCGCCAGCAGTAGTATTTAATAATGTTGTATTGTAATAAGCTCCCGCTGGAACAGATGTTCCTGTAGCAAGTACATCGTTAGCATCTGTCGCTACGATTTGTGCTCCTGAACTTGTTGTTCCTACTTCATAACCAATATTACCTGAAGCCACAGTTGCAGTAGTTACACATAATAGTGATATACTTTTAATAACTGTATTTGCTGGTTGACTGAATTCAGAAATACTATCTCCAGTAGTTGCACTTAGTGTCCCTGTAACAATTCCTTGTAATACAATTGCTGGTGAAGTTACTACTGTACCTGCTTGATTAATTACGAAATTATTTGTGTATGCTCCAGTTGTAGAACTTTGAGTTGCCCCAATAAATCCACCTAATGATCGGACTGGACCCGAAAACGTTGTTAGTGCCATAGTTTTATTCTCCTAGTTTTTTAATCTAGTCTCTAGGCCGTCGACTATACGCGTCTAGATTAAAAGTTAATGTATAGTTTAATGATTATAAATGAAAAAGGGGCCAGTGTAAACACCAGCCCCTTCTTTGATTGTCAAACCTAACTATTATGATGTAGGTAAATTTCCGTTACCGAATACACATCTAGGGTCAGAATAGCCGAAGCTGTATCTTTCTCTAGCTTTGAATCGTACGTTACCAGTATCAAAATCTCCTTCAAGAGCTGTTCTTAATGGAGCTCTTTCAAATTGTTTGAAACCGTTAGGAATATCAGTCAGAATGAAGAATGAATCAGTATCTGTTAAGAAGTGATTTACTCTGTATCCTTGTGGTAACATTCCCATATTACCAATAGCGTTGATATCGTTATCCGCTGTACCCACTCTTAAAGGTGATTTAAGAATTCTCTCAGCAGTAAATTGTAATTCTTTTGGAATTATCATTTTAATACCTTGAACTGCAATTCTTAATCCTCTCTCATCTACGAAACCTGCTATATCAATCAAAGATTGTTCTAGCGATGTTTCATTCAAATCAGCAGCTGTTGCTAATCTGTTAGAGAAAGTATTACCATTTGCTAATGGGTGAGCATTTGAAATAAGAGGAACGCCATCACCACCAGTTACAGATGTGAATTGTGCTTGGTTTAGCACAGCCGCAGCTTTAACTTGTTTAGTGTTTGACATTGATCTTGCCAATGCTCTTGTGTAACGACCAGCTAGTCTATCATATAAGTTATCTTCAATAGCTTCTTCTGTGATTGCAAAAGCTAATGCGATAGTTTCATGCGTGTATCTCGCAGTGTAAGCTTCATTTGCTTGGTCAAATACAACCGCAGCACCTTCTTGCTTAACTGGAGCACTACCGAAACCTGATAACATAACTTCTTCTTCAAACGCTCTGTCTGAAGTTTCAGTCATATAGATTTCTGCGTGTTCGTTTTCGTATCTAGAGTACTCAAGTCCGAATAAAGCATTCAAACCTGGTTCTAGCTCTTTTGTTAACTGTTGACGTGAGATAGCCATAATTTGTCTCCTTTATATACCTGCAGTACCACTTCTAAAGAAGTGATTGTTGATTCTTACTAATACATTAACACCAGATGTTGAAGTATCAGAATCACTAGCACCTTCTTGGATATCAATTGCTTGAACCGCAAAAGTTGTAGTTGTTCCTGACACACTAACATCTAATTGTTTTTCAGAAATACCAGTTAAAGTATTTCCTGTAACGTTTGTTAATGAGTAGTTCTTAAATAGATCTGCTCTTGTAAAAGCAGCATCAGCATCTACTAAAAAAACAGTATTCGGATCATCTACTACGAATGCAGTAATTCCTGCAGCCGCAATACTTCCCGGATAGCTATTTCTAAAAGTAGGCTTTTGTGTTGTTGGATCATTGTAGAACACACCATTGAACACACCAATAATTCGATCAGATGTATTTGATCTTGCCAACGTTACGTTACCCGCAGTTGTTGGTTTTACTGGATCGCCCTGAAATATAGCAGTAGATAAATTGTTAGCTACTGTATATCTGTTTTGAGCGTTATTCCATGGAGCTCCATTAATTGATCGGTACGGTCTTAGACCGAACTTTTCATTTACGTTTGCCATAGTTTTTTTTCTCCGTTTTTATTTTAGTTTACGATGGTATAACAAAAAAATTATTTTTTTCGTCCACCACCAAAAGTTACACGAGTTTGTCTATTAATATTAATAGGCATTCCCGGACTCTGTTCCTTCATGAGATCATTATCTACAGCGGTCATTTGGTCTTGAGTAACTCTTGCGAAATACTCAGCGCGTGACTTTGCAATCTCAATCGGTATCCTTGCCAGAACAAGGCCACCAACCCCAATGTACCCAGCATATCGATGTGATTTGTCATACACAGGATAGTTATGAGATCCACTTTCAACTTCTTCAGATTTGACTAGTTCATAGCCTTCTCTTAATCGTTTACTCATGTTTGCAGTATCTTGAAATCCTGCAATCTCGTATCTTAACCATCTATGTACAAATCCATCTTTAGGCTTTGGTGCATCCAAAGATGATGGAGGCGTCCAGTGTTTTGGTCTTTCGTTGTTCGACCTTTCGTCTGTCGCGCGTGAGGTTTTGTTTATGTCTTCCATATTAAGCTCCTTCCTTCACGTATTTAGCGTATTCTTCTAGTGGCACCCCTAATTTTTTAGCCATACTAACTTGTGCTTTGGTGAGTCGCACAGTTCTGCGTCCTGAGTTGGTTCTACCAGCAGGGGCAACAGTTTGGACGATTTTCTTTTGTGGTTGCTCCTGAATATCTGTAAATTTATGAGGGAATGAATCCTTCATTAATTTATCTATTTCAGTATAATACTCATCACTTTCAGTGTCAAACCCTTGACTTACTAAATCTTCGTGAATTGTATATGCAGCATTAGTCATAATTTTATCGTTACCAAACCAATTATTCTTTTCAGCCCATTTTTGAGCTTTTCTTGATGGTTCAGGCGGTAAATTATTAGCTATTTGCTGATCTACGTTTGTTGATTTTTCTTCAGGTTTTTGAGTCTGAAGAGCCCTCTCAGCATTTGTTAATTTAGCACGTTCTTTTTGAACAGCTAAACTAGTCAGCTTTTCTTGAGCCTGCATAATAGATTCAGCATCCTGATTTTCTATAGCAGATTTAAGTTGAGCTTTGACCGATGCAGTTTCTGCATCTACTCTTGCTTCGAATTCTTTAATGTATTGTGTGTCGTAAGTGCTTACGTTCTTTTGCAATTCTTGAAGTTGTTTTTGAACTCCTTTTGCATATTGAACTGCTGCTTCTCTTTGACGTTCAGCCTCCCTGCGCGCACGCGTAAGCTGATTAATTCTTGTCTGAACTGAATCCGTATATTCAGATAAGTTATCTTTTTTTACAGGTTTAGTTGGTTCATCAGTTTCAGCAAGTTCTTCAACTGTGATTCCTTCTATGCCTGGTTTTTTTACTTCTGAACCAATACTTTCAATTTGTTCATTTACTAATTTTGGTTTTTCTTCTACTGCTTTTGTTTCAACAACAACTTCAGTTTCTCCACTTGTTACTTTTTGCTCCTGTTTTGCTTCTGACATTTACATCTCCTTAGTATGTATGTTCGATGTCGCGCGGATCCCCTATGGTTCCGATTATATCGTCATCATTTAATATTCTCACTTCACCGCCTTCAATACGAAAACGACTTCCAGCATATCTTCCAAACATTACCCATTGTTTTTCTTTACACCATGCACCTGATGGAAATCTTTTTTCATCTTTGTAACAAAGATTACCCATCTTCAGCACGTAACCAACAACAGTTGTAATTTGAATCATCTCGTGAGATTTATCTGAAAGAATAATTCCCCCTTTAGTTTTTTGTGGGCCAGCCCAAGGTAAAACTAAAAGTCTCCAACCAGTCGGTTGAGGTAATCTATCTAATGCAGATTTTGATAATGATTCTGGATCTAGAAATGTTTTTTTTATTTCTTCTTCAGATTTATAGGCATCCAAAAGGCCTTCCTTAAGAGGAGGTATCTCCTCGTTCTTCGTCGTCTTCATCTATAAGCTCCTGTTTTTTTTGCAGGTCCGTGAGTTCCTGTTGCAAATCATTAAGTGATTTGATCTGACCTACTATATATTGGTATTTCTCAAAGGAGTCAACACCAGATGTAGTGGTTTGTGTCAAATTTGCCACTTTAGGAGCAATTATCTTCTTTTTAATGTAATCTATGAGATCCATTAATAACCCAGCTCATCATATTGATCGTCTTTTTTCTTATCTTCAAGAGGTGATGAGTCTCTTTTAATATGACCTAAAACTTTACCTTTATGCTCACCTTCTTTAATTGTATAACCAGAAGTTCCGTTACCATTTATATCTACTTCCTTACGGCTTCTTAAAAGAATGTTATTTTTTTCTTGAATTTTTTTAGCAATAAAATTATTTGCAATTAAATCTTTAAGTCTTTCCAACATTATCCATTCTCTTGATCTTTTGGCTGTGGTTTATTAGCCATTGTTCTAGCAACAGATTCCGCACTTCGTCCCACGACGTAGCCTCCCAAACCAATCTGTAAAAGTGTCCATACGTCTCCTGGGAGAGTGATAGTTATAGAAGCTTTAAAGAAAAATAAGATTACTGGTCCTAATACATAGTTCCATATTAGTATAAATATTAATACATACATTAACAGGGGCCTCCAGCTCGATGCGAACCAGCCCGCTTTGGCCTCTGCCTCAATAATTTTTGCTGCAGCTTGTAATTCTTGTGTATTTGATTGTAATAACTGTGTTTGTAAATCTGCTTTTAATTTTGCTTGTAAATCTTTATCTGGAACTGATTTTTCAATAGTTGAAAATAGTATTTTAGCTAATGGTGCAACTGCTCCTAACATTTGAATCATTATTTTACTCCTGTAAATTTTTGTCCCTTAACCTGAATTTTACTTACACCTTGTATACTAGTTTTTCCACCTCTACGATATGGGCAACTCATTCCACCTTGTTTTAATTTAGTTGTTTTTTCTTCCTCATCCTCATCTTTTTTCTTGTTATAATAATTAGACAGCATTTTACCACCTAGTCCTAAATTTCCAGTAAAATCTCTAGCAGATTGTGAATTAGAAAGAGCTTTATCTGGAACTAAACCTACTGCTAAACCCATAGAAGCTTTTGTAATTTTTAAACCTTGCGAATCTGGTC